TTTTATTACACTTAACACATCTATCGTGTTTATATCCATCAAATTCATACTTACCTCCACATTCACATCTTAATCCTAGCCATATTAGTATTTTCATTATCATACGCTTGACATATTAAATTTAATTTGTTAAACTTAATCTATAATTAATCTTGTGAACAGTGATGGGCATATTCTCACAAGATGTATGCCCTTTTTTGTTCCAAAACTTATGGAAACAATCGAAGCAGGATATTTAGTTGGTTCTTTACCGAAACATTTAATTGGAGACGATTTGAGTGTTGATGTAATCGGAACTCTATATCACCAAAAAAATAATTACGAAGGAGGATGGGATGTGTTTTACTCTACTACTGAAAAAACTTACAAAACTGATAAAAATGAGGATAATTTTAGAACTCAATCATATTTGTTATTTAATGGTAAATCTTTATATTCACACGGAAAATCAATTATAGATGCTGAAAATGAAATGTGGAAACTTTTGAATTAACATACTATTGCTGTTCTTCCTGTTGCTGCTGTTCTAGTAGTAGGTGTAGTAGGTTTAAGAACTATGTCATCGAACCAAGCATCTGATATGTTTCCTGCTACGTTATTATAATAGGTCATATAAATTACGCTTGATGCAGCGTTTGTAGTAAATACTGTAGTTATTTTAGTCCAATCATTAGTTCCTGATAATTTACTTGTAGCAGTTTGTGCTTTATATGCTCCACCAGGGCTAACATATTCAAAAGCAGTCATATAAACGCTATCGTCAGCTACATTATTAGTTTTTATCCAAGCGGTAAGTGTATATTCTGTATTAGGCTCAACTGTTATCCTGCAAGGTTTTCTTAATCCAGTTGCATCTGTCATCTGTGCGTGTCCTCTACCAGTAGCATCTGTTGTAGATATTTTTAAACTTTTAGTTCCACTATGCTTTTCGGCAGTATCTACTTCAAAAGACACAGCAGTAGCATCTACTGTTGCATACCAAGTTGGCATAACCTCTGCATTAACTCCACCAATAAAAGCAGACGAAGTGTTTGCTACATCATTTTTAATATCTGGGAAATCTTCAACACTTGGAACTAGATTTCCATTAACTTCTTTTCTTGCTTTGCTTGGAGTATCGCTAGACCAAGTAGCCCCAGTAATAGTTCCATCGTTTCCGTTTCCTGATGTGTCGTTAGCTGTGTCTCCTGCTCCTTCGTTTAATTTATGTTCTAATACCATTCCAGTAGGAATAATGTTGTTATATGTTTTATTTGATATTTCTGTTTGAGAAAGAGCTTTATTCCAAATACGAACACTCTTTAATAATCCATTTAAGTCTTCTGTAGAATCTGATTTCAATCCTAACCTAAGAATATTTGTAGAATCAATATTATTAATATCAGCTAACGAAGCAGTATCTTCTAATATGCTATTTACATACAAAGTTCCATTTCCATCTCTATCAAATACAGCTTCTGCGTCATAAAAATTACCAACTTTTACTACTGTTGTTGATGTCAAAGTTACAGTATCAGAACCATCTCCAATAAGTGCAACAATATTACCTGTTGCAGATACACGCATTAAATATGTATCTAAAACATCTCCTTTTCTTAAAAGAGACATCTGACTACCAACTGATTTAACTAGAAAATTACAACTCAATGTAAAGTCAGTGTTTTCACCAAATTTTAAAGTTGCATTATCAGCTACTTCAACCTTATCATCAACTCCATCAAACAATAAACTAGCCTTATCATCTCTGATTGCTACTCTTGGTTGTGTTAATTCTTCTCTACAAGACATATTCTATTCTTAATTTGTTACTGGTGCTGAAAGAGTTATGTTTGTGTCTACATATTCAGTCAATAAACCTTTAGCTGTTTCTGCGTCTGCAATCTTTTGTAGTTCTTCTGCTGAAACTACTGGTTGTGCTTGTGATACTCTTTCTTTAACTGCTGTTAGAAATGCAGTCTTTGTTGCGTGAGGTGTTGAGTCTAGGTCAAAAGTAAACGCTTTAGGCGTATCACTGATACTAGTGTCGTTGTAGAATCCTTGGATTCCTATTTTTTGAGAGGCATCAACGGAAACCTCAGTTATAGTATATTTCATTTTTTTTATTATCTGTAGTTAATAGTTACGTGAGTTAATCCTATTGTATCTACTGTGATTCCTGTTGCGAACTTAGTTCCTACTGGAACAGTCTTTGGGAATCCTGATTCATCTGTTGCTCCTGCTTGTAGGAAATATTTCACGTTTCCATCTCCATCTGATGCGTGGTCTGAGATTTCTATAGTTCCTCCTGTTACCCAGCTACCCAATGTAACTGATTTTACATATCCTGCTGAAGCTTTTACTACTACATTAGCTGCTGGAGCTGCAATATAATGAGGACTGTAATCGTCATCATAAGCTCTTACTCCATCGTTTATAGGGTCTAAACCTGTTCCCATAGATACTGGCACGTCATCACCAGCACTTGTTCCTGAGATTAGGACTTCTTGTCCTCCCTCTATTAACTCTTGTGTTGTTTTTGCTTGTCTTGTCATAGTTTTTAATAATTAGTTTTTATATTTGAAAAGTCTTGAAACTCTGGGTCTACGAAGGTAAGCATGAATGCGTCTGCATAATCTGGAGATGAGTAGCCTTGCTTCTTCATGTCTAGTTTACTCATTATTTTCATCTTTCCTGATAGTTCTTTCCTGTGTCTTATTGATAGTAGCTCATCCCATCCTTTATTCCTTATAAGCTCTCCACCTTTCTTAATCCATTCTCTTTGTTTCCAGTAAGCGTAAGCTCTTAGGTTTAGAAACATCTTCTTATCTTCATCGTTGTCTGGTAGGTTTCCTACGTTTATAGCCATTATCCTTTTACCTAACAATCCCATCTCTTGTGCTACGTTAGCTCCTACACCGAAGTTATCTACTACTACATTCTCTGATGTTACATTTAGGTGATCCATTAAGGTTAGAGTCTTTTGTGCTATTCCTTTAGGGTCTGACTTTAACTCTGTTGCTACTACTTTAGCCTTGAAGTTATCTCTAGCTATCCATATAGTCTTATCCTTTCCATCTCCTGCTGGATCAACTCCTAGCTTAACACTTCCAATGAACTCTGTTTCTTCTACTTGAACTACGTCTGCCTTAGCGTATAGAGGAACATAACCGCTCTCATCCATCATGTCTTCCTTTGGAAAGTTTCCTAATACACGTATAGCGTATTCATCTGAGTCTTCTCCGTGCTTATCTTTTATTCTATTTACAAATTTGTTATCTACTATTGGGCTATCTATGCTACTGAAGTTTAATGTAGTCCAGTTCTCTTTATCGTTATGGTGTGAGTCATAGAAGTATCCTATCAGTCTTGTTGGATTACTAATCATCATTACAATGATGTTGTCCTCGGTTAATGCTCCCTCTGCTGTGTTAAATATCTCTTGAGGAACTCCACTTGCTTCATCTATTAGAAATAAAACGAAGTCTCCATGTATTCCAGCTAATGCTTCAGGCTTTTCTTTCCTAGCAGTCTTAGCTCTTGCAAACCAAGTCTCAGGTGATTCTTTTATCCTTACGTAATTAGCAGACCAATCATACTTCTCTTTAATAACCTCTGGTAGTTTATCTAACCATTTAGCAACTTCTTTCCATAATACATCGTGCATCTGATCTGAAGTTGGAGCAGTGCAAGGTATCTGTGCATCTTTGAAACAGAATAGATACCAGATAAGTAACCAACTAAATGTAGTACTCTTTCCTATTCCATGACCTGACCTTATGCTTATTCTTTTCTTCTCTCCCTTTAATGCTTCCTCTACAGCTAATAGTATATCGTGTTGTTGCCAAGTTATATTCTTTCCTTTAATGAACTTCTTATTATCTCTTTCAGGAGTCATCTTCCACATTTTCTCTATGAATAGTATTGGGGATTGTTGGAACTTCTTATATAGTTCTATATCATTCTTTGTCATTACTATTAAATAAATCAGTTAGACTTAATGTTCCTTTGATAGTGTTATCTACTTCTGACTTGTCTTTCCAATTAAAATTCTTTAGTGCAAATATACTTCCTGTTCTTCCGTGTTTCTTTAAATCTTTTTCATAACCATTCTCTACTTTCATCAATGCCTTTTTTAACGAGTCAACATATTCTGGTCGCTCTTTATACTCACGCAATGTTTCTCGTGATGTGTCAAGAGCTAATGCTAGTCCTGTCCAAGTCCATTCTTCTTCTGGAGTATCTTTAAAATATGCATCTATCTTTTCCTGCATTTCTTCTACTGTCTTAAATTTAAGTGGTCTTCCTACTTCAGCCATAATATTATACGCAAAAATTCCAGATTATTCTATCCTACGTTACATTGTCTAAAATCAATTTTTGTTTTATGCTCCAAGATACTTTGCGTTTTCCTTAAAGGAATATGTTATCTTGTTATGTCTACATTATACCATTTTTATACGAGACAGTCCAAAAAATATTGAAGTTATGGCTTATACAAGCCTTTGAAGATTATATACTCTCTTATTATCTCTTCCTTCTACATCATTCTGACTCCTTAATTTCATTACTCTATCACTTCCTCCGTTTAATTCTTCCTTACAAGCTCTCCAATGAATACACTGACAATCACACTGAGTGTTTCCTTCCATTCTCAATGTGTTTTTTGTTTTACCATTCTCTATATATCTTGGGCTACACTTGCTCATAAAAGTTTATTAGTTTTTGTATTTGCCATCTAAAGTCTTGATCCTTTGTAAATGTATTACCCATATCTCCTATGTGAATTTCACATCCTGATACAATGGCCTCTGCTAAAGGTAAACAGAATCCCTCTGATAATGAATGTTTATAGAAGTGTTTAGCTCTTTGATATAGCTTAGGTATTTCTTCTTGGTCTGGGCTACTAATACATTCTACTCCCTCAATAGGATGAGTTGTTCTGCCAAACCAGACTATCTTTTTGTGTCCATCCGCCTTGGCTAAGTCTATTGAGTACCTTATGTTCTTATTTGGTTCATCGTTTCCCTCTATGAGAGCGTCTATATCGCGTTCTAAGCCTAGTTTAGTAAAGAATCTATCATTGATGCCATTAGGAATGATTGTGAACTCTCTGCCTGTCCAAGAGCCTGCGTATTCAGATACAGCCATTATCTCCCAGTTCTTTCTTGACCTTACCTCTAGGCATCTCCTTTTATAGTCATCTCCTATGTTTCCTACAATATCATTTCCTTGAACAAACTGAATCTTACGCCCATAACATGGTTCTAGTTCTGGAACTTGCATCCACCAATTAGCTACAATAATATCTTTTGGACTCATATTAGGAAGAAAATGGAAGTGTTTTATTGGAACAGTTGGGTAAGCCTTCCTCATATACTCTAGGTTATATCCATCAGTTTTATAAACAACAAAGGCATCATAACCTTTTTCTCTTAACCTCTTGCAGTGTTCAAAGTTTGTGATTATCCCACCACATAAAATTATAGCGTCATTTACATAAGCAATTTTACGTTGTCTTTCCATACCTTTCTTTTAGCTGATTAAATCCATATTCTTGCTTCTCGTCTAGCATTTCTATTCTACTTCCTTTCTTTCTGCGATATTCAAATAGAGGTTCGTGGACTTGTTTGAATCGGTATTCCTTAGTGATAGCCATTCTTAACCAAAAACCATAATCCTCGTAATGTTCAGTTGGATCAAAGATTCCATAAGGATCAGCACATCTTCTATCAACTAAAGCACAGGCACTAGGGATTATCTGATTCTTTCTAAGTTCTTCAATACTGAAGTCTGGGTAGTGATGAACATAATCTATGTCTCCGAATACGTGCATATCAGTGAATACTATTTCAGCGTCTCCCTCTGCCATTTTCTCTAAAGTTCTTTCAATAAAAGTATCAGCAAGACAATCGTCAGCGTCGAGACAGGTAAAGTAATCTCCAGTGGAGTACTCAATACCCACATTACGAGCCAAGGCAACGCCCACGTTGCTACTATTGCGAAGCACATGAATATCGTGA